GGCTGGGGCGGCGGCATGGGCGGCATCCCCATGCCCAACTGCGACGCCTGCGGCGCCGGCGGTTGCCAATTCGGGTCCGGCATCATGCCCACCTGCACGGGCTTGGTGCCGTCCACCACCGACTCGTACGCAATCTTCGCGGCGAAGATGCCCGAGGGGCACAGCGCATCCGTCAGGACTTCGTCGACGGTCGCCTTCGCGTTGACGCCGTCGGGCCCGACGTAGTGGTTGATGACCGCCTCGAAGACCGTGACGGCATCTTCCAGGCCGCCCGCGACCGGCTCGAGCGGCAGGCACTGAATGTGCGGCGTCTCGAAGAAGAGTTGCCCCTTTTTCTGCTCGGTGTTCGCGTAGTCCTTCGGGACGACGACCTCGTCCTTCGCCGCGCCGGCCTTCGACTTCGCGAGGTACCGCTCTTGGTTCTTGTCCCAGTCTGGCTTGAGGCGATCGATCTGATCGCGGCTCGCCTGCGCGCGGGCCTTCCACTGCTCGGCGCTATTGGCGCCGGTGGCCGGGATGGCGACCTTGAGCGGGGACGTGGGCTGATCAGGCAATCGCAAGCTCCGCGAGATGATCGGCCAGCAACCGGCCGGCGCTGCCCTGTGGTTTCGTCTTCATCGGCGTCAGCGTCGGGTGCGGCCGGCTCATCGCGCCGTACCGCCACGCGTCGAGCGCATGGTCATCGATCGAGGTGTCCACGTCTTCCGCATTCGTCTTGCTCGACACCGCCGCGGGAATCGTCCGCGCGAGGTACTTCGCCTCCGTCGGGTCCACCGTCACCCACGGGACGCCGGCGGCATCGGGCCGCAGCAGCGTCTGGCAGCGCGCCCAGCCGTTCAGCCGGTCATTGTCGCCGGGGCGAATCGGGACGCGCCCGCGCTGGAGCGTCTCGGCAATCGACTGCCCGCGGCCGGCGCCGGTCCGCTGCCACATCGCAGGGTCCCCGACGAGGTACCGCAGACGCTTGATGCCCAGGGCCTTGGTCTGCGCTGTGATGCCCTGCGCGACCTCTTCGGCGCTCATGCCCTGGAACTTCCACACCTTGGCGATGTGGTAGTGCCCGTCCGGCAGACAGGCCCACCAGAGGACCGCTCCGGGCGCGTTGTAGCCCCAGTCCATCGACGCGAACCAGTCCGTCTGCGGCGCGATGCGGAGACTGCGCGTGTGCGTGTCGTCGGACCAACTCGAGAAGAACTGGCCGGCGAAGACGTGCCAGTCGCCGCGCGCCAACTGCTCAAAGCGGGTCTTCGACAGGACCGCGAGGCGTTTCTTGCGGTAGTCCGTCATCTGGTACGGGTTGTCGTCCAGCTTCGCCGGGATGTAGATCCACTGCGCGGGATCGTAGGCGCCCTCCTCGGCCAGCGCCGGGAAGCGGTCGTAGTCCGGCGTGTGGTCCACGAACATATCCCGCAGCCAGCCCGCCGAGGGGCCGCCGGGGTTGGTGACCGGGAGAAAGCGGGGCTGCGCGATGGCGCCCGTGACATCGGGCAGCAGTTTCCGCGCACGGGTCGAGAGCTCGGCGAGCGGGGACGTGCCCTCGCTGTTCACCGGATAGAGGCTCGCTTCTTCCGGGACGATGTCGACGTATTCGGTCGAGAGGTACCGGCTGACCGCTTCAGCGTCGGCCATGTGCCCACAGTCGATAACAGCGCCATTCGGGAACTTCGCAGTACGGTCAACAAGTCGGCCACCGAGTAGTGGGAGCTCCCGTTCCATCGCGCGGAGGTGCGTTTTTTCGAGTTGGTCCCAGTTTTCACGGAGCAGCAACCCTTCGTAGTTCGGAATCGTCAGCGCGCGCTTGTAGAGCCACTTCCGGACGCCGTGGGACTTCCCAGGACCGGCCTGGCCGCCCCAGAGGACGTTAGTCGCCAGACAGTCCTCAAACGCCGCCTGGGAGGGCAGCGGGACGTTCAGACAGACCACCGCGCCGACCGCGCAGCCGAGGAGCTTGGCGTGGTCCTTGTTCTCGGCGCGCACCGTCAACGCCTTGCTCGTCTGGCGCGGGTAGTCCACCGGACACACCCAGCAGCGCAGGTTCAGCACCTGGGCGAGGACCAGCGGCCGCTGACACCAGCAGCAGATCGCCGTCGCGTGCGGGGTGCCGAGGGGCATCTCGCTCATGGGACGGGGTTCACGATCGCCATGCTGTTCAGGACGGCCACGTTCAGCGTCGCAAAGCCGGCCGCGATGGCCGCGGTCTTCGTCGCCGCAATCATCTTGTCGCGCACCTGCGTGAGGGAATCGGCGTCGAGCGTGTCGGCGGAATACCCTTGCAGGGTGATCTTCTCGTTCGTCACCGTGTCCCGCACGGCCGCGATCAGCCGCCAATTGAACCCCGTCGGTGTGACCACCACCGGTCCCAGAAACGCCGACGCATCCGGAAAAATCACCGCGACCACCGACATCAGGGCACCTCGAAATAGAGCGTCACGATGTAAAAGGTCGCCGTCGGGTTCGTGACCCACGTCCCCGTCGTCAATTTCACGTAGAGGATGTCCCCCGCCGACACCGCGACGCTCAACCCGTTGTTGTTGAAATCGTCCGTCGCGGCGGTCAGTTGCAGCGTGCTCGTCACCGTGGCGATGTCCGTGGACGTGTTCTTCCGCACGACCACCGTCGACTGCGAGGTCGCCCCGTCGTTGCTCCCCAGCGTGCCCGACACCAGCACGCGGCCGTAGACCGCCTTCAGCGTCGACGCCGTCGGGACGAGATACCCCGCGGCGCCGTTATCGACCGTGCTGGCCGTGAAGTTGGGGAAAATCCCGACGTAGTACGTCGTCGCATCCGCCGGATTGAGGCCCGTCGCCCCGCCCGCCACCAGTTGCGCGGAATACGCCGGCGCCGCCGCCCAGGCCGGATTCGCGCCCGAGCCGAGCGTCTTCAGGAACTGGCCCGATGTGCCGGCCGCGAGCCGCACATTGTTCGACCCGTTCCGGTAAATCAGGTCGCCCTGCGTCGTCAGCGGCGACAACGCGTCGAACGCGGCCGTCTGCGTGATCTGCCCCGTGCCGCCCTTCGCAATGACCACCGGCGTCGGCAGCACCGGCGGCGCGCTCGACGTCGGCGCCTGCTGCGCGGATGGGAACACGATGAGTTGCACGGCGATGAGCAGCGCGAGTAAGGCCGCGACGCGGAAGAGGGGTTTCATCAGTTGACCCCCAGATACGTCACGCCTTCACCGTTCACCGCGCTATCGAGGTTCACCGTCTGCAGGTTCGCAATCGCCAGGCTCTGGCACTCCCCCGGAATCAGGATGCGCCCCGTGCTCGAGGACACGCTCGAGTCCCCGACAAACACGTTGCCGGTGTTGGTCGTCTTCGCGCAGATCGTGACCCCCTTCGCCGTCGTCGAGCCCGCCGTCAGCGTCACGCGCGTGCCGGCCGTCGTGACGTTCCGGTTGCCGTTCAGCACCGTCGTTGGCGCGACCTCAGACGTCGCCACCGTCGCCGCAATACTCACCGGCTGCGTGACCGCCGAGCCGTCCACCTTCAGCGCATTCCCGGCCGTCACCGTGGCCGCATTCCCGCCCTGGCTCACCGTCGCCAGCCACGGCGTCGTGTTCGCCGTGTTCCCCGGCTGCACGGTCCATGTCCCCGACTGCGTCGCCCCCACCGTCCCCGTCACCGGCTGCGACACCGCGGAGCCGTCCACCTTCACCGCGGTCATCGACGCAATGCCCTGCACCGTGACCACGTTCGCCGACGCCGTCCCCGCCGTCCCCGGCGCCGAGCCCGCAATCGTCGCCGTGTCCGTCCCGACCGCCACCCGCTGCGACCCCGTCCCCACCGCGCCCGTCCCCGTACTCGCCAGCACGCCCGCAAACGAGGGCTGATGCACCGCCGCGCCCGAGCGCAGACACCACGTCATCACCGCGTCGTTGTCCGCGGTCACGTCCGTCGGCGCCGCCGCACTCGCGCGGCACATCACCAGCGGCCCCGTCGTGCTCGCCACCGTCAACGCCGCATCCTGCGTGTAGTCACTCCCCGGCGTCAGGTAGTTCGTCCCGTCCGTCAGGCGGTTAACGAGGTAGGTAATCGCCGCCGGCGGCGTATACGGGTTCACGCTCAGGAGCGTCCCGCTCGTAATGCCCTGCACCGTCACCACGCCCGTCGCCGGCACCCCCGCCGACCCGCTCCCCGCCACCGGCAGCGTCGTCGTGACCGGCGTCGCCCCCACCTGCGCGATACTGACCGGATTCTGCGCGAACGCCGGCGCGCCGCACAGCAGCAGGGCGATCGGCAGCCACCGGCTCATGCGGTCAACTCCGTGACCCGCATCGTGCCCGCGGCACTGTCCCAGATCGCATCCATCTGCCCCGTGTAGTTCACGCCCGCCTCGAGCGTGCCCCAGGCCTCATTCGGCAGCAACCGCTTCGTAAACGACGTCGCCGACGCCGTCACCCCAAACTTCACGTACAACGCCGAGGTCGAATCGTTGTACAGCATGAACGCCAGCCGATTCGCATTCGCCCCCAACAGCGTCACGTTGGTCGCACTCCCCGCCACGTTCGTCAACGCCGACGTCCCCGCCGTAATCGGACTCGCCGAAAACGTCCCCGACACCTTCAGCTTCCGATCGGTGGTCAGCCCGACCACCCCCACCTGCCCGTTCGCCAGCGTCGTCGGCGCCGACTCGAACAGCCCCATCACCGGCGTGCCCGACCCCGCCCCCGCCGTAAACGCCGATT